CTTCTCTACCAATAAAAAAGAGCAATACAACGTCTTTCGCCATTGTTTGCCCTATCAAATCTATTCTGTATGTTGTTGCTATAACTAATAAAATAACAACTTTTTTTAATGCACCAGTCCCACATTTACTACTATCTAGCTTCATATTCGGATTTATATATGCAGCACTTATACCAGTTATATAATCTATAACCATTAGAATTAAAAGTGTTTCAAAACTATCAGACCATGGTCCAAATAAATGCTGCAATAAAACTCCCACAAAGGCAACACCTCCTCCAACATACGTTTCTAATTTAGTAGGAATTAAAGAACTAACAAAATTTATAATTTGCTCATACATAAATTACCTCGTTAAAAATTTATTTGATAAAACAAACTGCCTGCCATAGTGGCATACGCATCGTTATTATCTACATTATCATCGACAAATTTTTCTTTTGCCCATGCGATACTGCTTGTAATTAAAAAAGCCTCAAACGCACTGCAATGAGCATTACGCTGAAGCTGGTCGGAAATTATATACCCTGCCGCAAAATGCAAGGCTTTGTCTGTCGGTATCTCATCCTGAATATCATGAAGCGAATTAGCTGAGCATATCGAGCACATACACGCTATACAAACCGCCATTATTAGTAATATCCTGCGCATATTATCACCTCCTTTCAAGGTTGTTACTTCCCAAAATACAATAAATGGGAAGTTGACGGTGGATAGTCTGGATATAAAAAACAACTTTACGGTTGCAGGTGGTACTCCTGTTACAGGAGACGACTTGCAGAAAGTACAAGACCAGATTATTGCACCTAATCAGTATTTATATGTGGACAGCACGAACGGCTCAGATGAAACGGGTGATGGAAGTGCTGGAAATCCTTATAAAACAATAAACAAAGCATATACAGCTATAAAAACTGGTGTTCCTAACATTACATTTATGCTTGAAAATACTACGCAAAAAGATTATGTTGTAACTGGAATGGATTTTGGAAACATGTCTAATTTAGAAAGTGTAAGTTTTAGACCTAGATATTGGGACGCATTACACGGGACTACCGTAAATTTGATTGTTCAATATGGGAAAGTTCCGTATACCACGGTTGTGCAAGAAGGAGTAGCAAAAACAAGTTATGCGTGGGGAACAGTATTATTAAGAGCAAATGGCAGAGAAGTAACATTCGTAGGAATTAACATATCTGTACAAGAAGGATATACGGATAGCAAATATGCTTCATATTTATTAGAATGTAAAAGTTTGAATTTTAATACATGTAGTCTTAATTTAGGCAGTTTAGGGATAATGCTATCAAAACAAATTTTAGGAAATTCTTTTGATTTTGAAAGTGGAAAATTAACTGGTTGTACTGGATTGTTTTTAGTTTCTTCTAGTGCTAATTCAATTGATGACCCTAGTATAAATACTAATAATATAAATTATCCTATAGATACATTAGATACATCTTTTGGCGTAGTTTATGTTTATAATTCGGCGGTAGTGGTTAATACTTCTGTTCCAGATGAAATGTTAGCTAGTGGCAACAGAGGAATTGCTAATAATATACATGTAATTTATAAAAACTGGAGTTAACAAAGGCAGTCTACACACAAGGATTTGATTAAGTTGCCGCTCCCGATTGCCTTTGATGATTAGCTTCCTACGTTGGAAAAATTAACGTATACATCACTTGTGCACGCATGGTTACCTTTATTTAATATATTGCTATCTATGGTAGTATTTAATCCAGATATTAACCTTTCTACGTATACATCTTGCGTAACAGCCAAAGTAGAAATTTCTCTTGATTGTTTCGCCTGTTCGGAAAGTGAAGGGTCTGTAGTATATCTATTTACGCTGGTAGCATTTATTAAATATCCTGAACCTGTAATATTAACACGTTCAGATAAATTAATCCCTGTAATAGAGTTATTCCAAAATGTATTGGATAAGTCATAATCCTGTAGCTCTATGGAAGAACAGGAAATAGTTATATCCGGGCTATTTAATAAAAATCCTGAATAATTATTTTCACCTTTATTTTGTAGTTTTATATTTATACCTGTTAAACTAATAGCACTACAAGATGAAGCTAAAATGTTCCCGTAATAGTCAAATCTAGCGGAACTACTCCAATTAGAAAATGCCTTTCCATATGGTACGTATATAGTAGCTCTATTAGCTGTGTTTATAGCTAATTCGTAATTTACCGGGGTTATTGTCAAAGATTTTCCATTTGTTCCAGATTTTCCTATTTGACTATTAAAATCAAATGGTTGTGATAATATATAATTTAAATCTTCACAAGTATTATCAATATATATTCTTAGTGCTGGCACATCTTTTTTTACTTTTGTAAATATTGGAGAAAACGTTTTAAAAGCAGTGCCTAAAGATAAACCATCATTATCATCTGAACCGTTATTACTTACGTAGAAGGTTTGTAAAGGTGAGATAATCTGGTCTTGTATTTTTTGCAAGTCGTCTCCTGTAACAGGAGTACCACCTGCAACCGTAAAGTTGTTTTTTATATCCAGACTATCCACCGTCAACTTCCCATTTATTGTAAAATCACCAGTTACCGTGCCGCCTTTATTAGTTATGTTATATACCCAATCTGTCCACGTTCCACCTATATTAATACGATGGTATGCACCTGCTTTATCGTAGGCGACGGAATTAGCATAATATACCTGTGCAATGGTGTCATCTCCGTTTTTCAGCACTACCAACTCACCTGTACCGATTGCCCCCACCGGCTGGTGCTTGTCTGCGGCAAATGTCGCTCCAGTTATCTTGTAGGTACGGCTTTCAGTCAATGTATTCCAGTCGACAGTGTTCGCAGCGACATTCGTTTCAGTTACTAAAATATTCTTGTTTTTCTTTGTATGTGTTTCTAGCGCGGTAGTAAGAGCGTTGGTTATATTCGTTAAATCTGTATCCAGACAATCTTGACCTTGACTTACTATATAATCTGCCAATGCTTTAGCCATTATTGAAGTCTGTCTATATAATTTATTGTGTAATAACGGGTCTGCAATGCCCGCAGTTACACCTCTTGTTCGTTGCACATTCACATTATAATTGTCATCATCCATTATGTTTTGATATCCTGCATTAAATACCTGTATATTAGTTCTTGCCATCATTAACACTCCTTTTTACATGTTATACATCCATTGTCCATTGGAATATCCTGCTATGTCATTGGTTTCTTCGCCATATCCAAAAATTTTTTTATTTGTAAATTTGTAGCTATCAAAAACCCAATGTGCAGTATAACCAGCTAACCTTGTAGTATTATATCTGTATGCAAATATAGGCAAACCGCCTTCATCTTCTACTATTACATAATTTATTCGTACACTTTGAGGTTTAGGAATTATTAAATTATGTCTTATTAATTGTTTTTCTATGTCTGTTAATTTGCCAGATATAAATACGTCCATTGTCATATCCTGATTATCTAAAACAATTAACTCATTTTCAGGTAAAACTATATCCCATAAAGTATATAATTCAGGTATGGACCCTTTCCATTGGTTCCACACTATTTTTGCTCTTAACAATGTTCTGTAAGCATTATCATCAAGTATGGCTGAAAAATTATCCGGTGGTTGAAAATATAGTTGCCTACTTCTACCCAATATTATACCTATTATATCTAGTTGATTACCTGTAGCAGTGTCCAAATCAAATGCTTTTATAATATCTATAGCACATGCATTATTATCTTGATATAAAGTTATTGCTTTATTAAGCCATTGTATAAAGTTAGGTTTTAAACGGTATTCCGAAGGTATTAAATTCAAATAATATAAAGTATCCATTTCCCGTCTCCTAATTTGCAACAATTTTTATATTATCCATATTTCCTTGTACAACTTCATTAAAATTCATTTCTATATCAATCGTATTTTGTTGTTGTCCGTGCCTGCCAGCAGTAAGACTTACTACACTAAAAATAGGAGATGTTAAATCTGTATTCGCAACTAAAGCAGCATTCCATAATAGGGAAACAGACAAATTATCTCCTATACGTAAGTTATTTAAATATTCATATATATTATTTCGTATTTTATCTGTTATTGAATTGCTATATCCTACATATTTTTTTATATTTACAGTAACATCTATATCAATATAGGTTGGTCTATAGAATTTTATGAATGAGTTTATATCATATCTATTTAAAATAGCCACTTCTGTAGTCCCATTAGTATATCCACCAATACCCTTACGTAAGTATATTTGTTCTGCAATATCTTCATCGCTTCCACCTTCTACAACAGCCGTTATACTGTGTGGTGGCAAAGAATATGGATTTTCACCGCCAGAAGCTGTAGATAAATTCGTATCATTTTCATATACACGCAATCTTGTTACTCCTTCAACAGATAAAATACCAGCAACAGTTCCTTCTAATAATGTCTGTGATGGAATAGCTACACTTACTGCTTGTCGTTCTTTAAGTTCAGCGTCCGTCTCTATGGGTTGACCTTCAACTGCTTTTACCTTATTGGTAACACTTGTCCAACCTAATTGTGGAGTAGCTATTTTATTTATATCTCCAACTAAAGCAGATACTGAACCTAATACTGTACAAATAGCAGATACTTCAATTTCTCCTTTTTCTGGGATAGTTATATTGCTAGGCAAATTCCAATTATTGCCAGAAATATCTTGCACTATACCACTTTTAATAACTGTTTGCGGTGTTCCTGTTAAAGTAACTACACAAGTAGAATAACTAGCAGATTTTCGCTTTAAACCATTTATTTTAACAACTGTATCTAGTCCAGAACCTATAGCAGTAACTGGGGAAAGGCTATTATACGCATATACAATGCTATTTAAAGTATCATACATTTTTAAAGCTACAGCAGATATATATTCATAATCCATACTATCATTTTCAAGATATATATCATCACCAAAAATATTTTTTGCTTCAGCTACTAAATCGTCTTTAATATCTTGATAAGTAGGGATATGTAAACCAGCCTCATCAATGTACGGTGCAAAATATGCCATTTTATCCCTCCTTAAATACTTACTGTAAGATTTCCGTAATCAGTAACAACTAAGCAAGTAAAAGTATATTTTCTGTCTTTTATCTCAGATATAAAATTCACTACACTATTTACATTGGTTGTTCCATTTATTCTTTCCTTAACAATTAAATCTAACACCTGTTTATTTTCATCACTGCCTACGCTACCTATCATTCTTTGCCACAATGGTAATCCGTCTGTTAAATCTTCCCACCATTCGCCATACAATAAAAAAAGTCGTGTTTTTATTGCTTGTGCTACAGCGTCTATATCCGTTAAAAAATTTTGGCGATTTCTACCAAGTGTATAATCTCCATTTATATCAAGTCGTCTATATTTCACCCACTTACACCTCCTGTTGTACTTCCACCAGATTGTACTCCACTATGTTTATGCCCCATAAATCCAATACCTTCAATCGTAGTTGTCCCGTTAAGAGTTATACTAGAGGCAGATATATCTATTCCAGTATTTGAAATAGTTATTGCACTACTTCCACTTACATTTCTTAACTGCATAGCATTGGTATCGTATTCGCTTATAACATTAGGTTGACTCCAACAACCTAATATAGCAAATGCGTCAGATAAATCATGCCTTCTAATCTCAATTTGATTTTGTGTTCCTCCAGATTGCCACCATGCGTCTATGCAATTATCTGCAAAAACAACAAGACATTCATCGCCACTTTTTATTGGCATTGTAATAACAAATCCGCCAGCACGTGGTAATACTATAGGAACATCTACAAGTAACGGTAAATCAAGCCATTGCTGTTGACCATTAATATTCACTAACTCTCTTATTGTTGGTTGAACTGTAACAGTTTGCTCTGATGAATTAAATTCTTTTATTATTCCGGGAATAGCAACTCTTATTTTTGTAGATGTATTACGTTGCAGTAATTCATCTTTTGCAGGTGTCCCATTCATCATTTCTTGTAATGTAATCATTGTTTCACCTCTTATACACTGTTTGGATTAGAGCCAATTCCTTTCATCATTGCGGGAACTACATCTTTTCCATATCTACTATAAGCATTAACTGTTGTATACCAATCATTGCCCCTAGTATCTCCAGTATATTCAACTTCATAAGCTTGATACATATTTTCTTCATCTAATTGCAGTGTTTGCGGTTGGCTCTTACCGGGCATATTCATCTGCAATTGCATTCCGTTTATTTCTGTATTTTTTAATTGAATCATGGATAATACATTTATTTTAGGATTTAATAAGCACCTAAATGAAACGCCATATTGTATTTGTTGTGGATACCCTATAAGCCCATTTTGTGGAGTTAGTATTAAAGCCTCATTTGTATAAGTATCTGTAATTTTTGTAACATTTACTTGACCATCATTTATCCAAACATTAGCATTATTACCACGTGCCACATCTGTAAGAATATCTTTCGGTCTACCGAAATAAACTTTTCCTCTTGGTAATGTTTGTCCACTTATTGTAGGTGACACTCTATTTACTTGTGTTGGTTTTTCTGCTTTAGATACTACAGTATCTATTACATTTCTAGGGTTTTGACCACGAACACAGCTAAGCGATATAAAATTCATGTTAAGAAAGGTATCCCCATCTATACATATAAGAGTAAGCACATAATCTGTATTGTTTTCCTTGCTTCTAACAGCTTGTACAATTTGCCCGTCAAAAATTTTCCCATACTGTTTTGGTTGGCTTTCTTGTATTTGTTGGGTAGTATTATCTTCTTTTATTTTACTTTTACTATCCTTTTTACTCACAAAATTAGAACCTACAGCCTTTTTAGTATCTTCTGGGTTTAGGTTTACTGTATTTAAATACCCTTCATATCCAGCAGAAATTATGAGCCTATCCCCTTCTTTTATTATTTTTTCTTCGGTGTCTTTGTTTAAGTTATAAATTTTTACTTCCGCATGATTATTAAAATCCATACCTCTACGAACTCTAAAAACACAATGTAAAAGCGATACATCTAATGCGTATTCTTTATTTTCATTAGATGTATCGCTTTTATCGTTTCCTTTTGTTGGTTGTGTATTATCAATTTCAGCGGTAGAGGAAGCAACAACTATACGATATTTTCTAAGGTATAAAAAATTACTCATCTAATACACCCCACAGCAATAAAAAAGTTGAACCTAACGTTTCATTATCTGGATATTCAAGCTGAGTTTCACCAGATTTTACAATATAAGCTTCTCCAATATTTAAATATTCGTATTGAGCTAATATATTACTTGCTAATCCACTTCCTGGAACAAGAGGTAAATTTGCTATTAACATTTCACCCGTTTCTGCATTACTTATATCAACCGTCCAGTGATTATATTCCTCTAAATAACGCAAAAAAAGTTTTATGTGTATATTAGTTTTGTTTATATTTATTTTAAAACTAAGCATTTGGTTAGCTATATTTGTTAATGGTATTGTATATAACATAATCAAGCCCCCATTTCATACAGGGCACTTCCAGCTTGTTCGGTTGCTTGCGGTTGAACTTCACCTCTATTTGTAGTACCACTAGATGCCCAGTTTCGAGTTGATACTGTACCTGTAGCCACATTTACTACAAAAATTTCTTGTAACGTTACTGTACACCGTAAACCATATTGTGTCCTATAATTATCTGGTGCTGTAATATTTTGTATCAGCATATTATCATAATGATGCAATCTAGTGTGAACTGCTAGCGGTAATCTTAAAGCTTGCAATTCTCTTAACTTTTCATAAGCAGATACCGATTTTGTATAATACTCCGTAAATTGACCTTCTAACATTGTTGCCATAGCATCGCTCATACCTATTTCCATAGTCAACGTAGAAGGATTTAAAAAACTATGATCAGCTATATTAGCTCCGGTTTGTACTGGGTGTTGTGTTATAGTAAGCTCACTATCATGTTGTTCATTTAGTACGGCATCAAAAAAGAAGCCTCCAATATTAGTTTTAACTAATACTAATTCGCTGTTTGAGCCTCCTATTTTTGTTACATCAAAATTAAAATCTCCTGATATATATGAACCTATTAAACTACCTAAAGAAAAATCTGTTCCTAATAAATTTGTTATATCCCCAATATTACCATTGGTTATTACATCACTTACACCGCCAGCGACATTCCACTCTTTAGGTCGATATCCTTTTGAGAAAAAACCTGTACCACCATTTGCTCTATCTACAGTTATTTTTCCTAATTGCCATAATGCAGATAAAGTATTAATAGAGCCTGTAGAAAATAAACTCATACTATCACCCCACTAATATTTCTAATATCTCGTGCATTATTGCCAATACCACCAATATTTACATCTGGTATTACCTTTTTAACAGCTCCTGCTACATCTTTTGCTGTCATTGGCTCTGTTCCATTTGGTGCTGTAATATTTATCTGACCTATATTGACACTTGAACCATTATAATTATTAGCTGTTGTCATTATCGGCATACCGCTACCACCTATTAAACTATGTGCATAAGTTCCTTGACCTAAAAAACCACTAAATCCAGTCTTTTCAAAGTATTGACTATAATCTTCTTTTGGTGGTGTGTAGAAGTCATCTACTTCTAATTTATTATTATTTAGATGTACTGGCCCACTAGATTTATTAGCATCTGTATAATCATAATTGCTACTAGGATTTGTTTTATTCCATTCATCAAAAGCTGTTTCAGCTTTATTAATTCTATTAGAATCATTAGCTTCACTTTTTCCAGGACGTTCATATCCTTTTCTGAAAGCTACAGCAGCTTTAGACGGACTATCTGTAGAATAAAAATCATCCCTAGCTCCATCTATATTAAAAAATTCTCCACCTTCATTCATCTCCCAAAGTGCAAAATCAATTTGAGTATCTAAATCCGTCCAATCTTTACCTCGATTAGACGCAAAAGTTATTAAATTTTCACGCCTACTTCCTAACCATTGACCAATACCAGAAGCTCCTATACCATTTACAGTTTCTGGATTCAAACTTGATTCCTGTATCCAATTACCAACAATACCAGCAGCTTGAACTGGTGTAAGACCACCATTTATAAGGCGACGCATTATATATTGAGCTCTTTCACTTCTTGCATCATCAGAGGCATCTCCTACTTTTCCTTTAGTTACATCATCAAGAATACCTTCGCCAAAATTACCAAAAGCACGAATTACTTGTTTGAAAGCACCTTTAAAATCACCTCTTGCAGCTTTAGCTAATGCACTAAATAAATCACCCGTTAATCTTACAAGTCTTGTCATTAGTCTTAAAGTATTTTCTATACCTTTACCAAAAGCCCACCAAACTTCCTTACCTTTTACACTTAAACCAAATAATTTAGCGATAAGTTCCACTATGGCTTCTACTAAATCAAGAACACCATCAACTAAACTAGATACACTATCTCCCATAAGCATAAATAATCCGATTACATCAAAATCTTGAAACATATATTTTAATATCTCCAATATACGGAAAAATATTTCAACCAAGTTATCCATAATCTGTTTAAAGGTTGACCACCAATTTTTTAGCTTTGGTAGTGCTTCAGTATTTATCAAGGAGATAATGAGTTGTAAATAATACTCTCCTTTTTCAAAATAAACTTGTAAATCATCCCAAACTTCAAGAAGTTTTTTCCATACTGGAGCTAAAGTTTTTGCTGATTTTCTACCATCAATATAAGCATAAAAATCATCTATAAGAAGTATCATTATACTCATTGCAGCAAAAAAAGGATTTAACTTTATAGCCATACCGATTATAGATATAAACTTAATAATCTTTTGTGCTCCCTCTGGTAGCATATTAAAAAATCTAGAAATGGTATCTATAGCAGTTTTACCAAAACGTGCAAGGTTCATACCTAAATTGACTACTATTGTTAATGCTTTAGCTATTTTGTTACCCCAGCTTGGCATATTCATTTTTAAATTTTCATTTATATCTTTTAGTCCCTGACGAACTCTTTCAATAGGCCCTGCTAAATACTTTATTAAATAATAAGCTACCCATTCTTTTAACATCTTTATCTTAAGCATAAAAGATTGCCATTCATAACCAATTGAACGAATATACTTTAGTTGATTATTTGCATCTGCTGGAGTTTGAAGTTCTTGCATTTCTAATCTAAGTCGCAAGAATTGTTCTCTTAATTCTGGAATCCATGCAACATCTTCAAGTTTTGCCCCCATTGTATCCAATGCTAATTGTAGACTTTTAGCATTTTCCTTCGTGGTCCATATATCTTTAGCTAGTACTTGATATTTCATGTCTGCATCCGCTACAGATTTTATAGTTTTAGCTGTGGCAAAACCGACAGCAGTTATAGCAGAAGCAACTGCACTCAAACCTGTTACCATTTTGCCAAGTGATGTGGTGGTATCCATAGCACTATCACTTAATTTAGTTACAGCAGATTTAGCTTTATTAAGTGTATTATTAAATTCGCTAAACTGTGCATTATTAACTATTGCACCTAGAGATACCAAATATTCTTCAATTACATTAGTATTTGCCATGGTTTCACCTCACTGACTATTATTATTTACGATACTAGCTCTATAATCATTAACTGCTTTTATATCTAGCATTTCATGTATAGCAATCAAATCATCTAAATCATAAGTACCGTCCCAAAGCTCATGCTGTTTCCATAAACCTGCAAGAACAGGTCTATAAAGGAATTCATTTAATGTATCTGCTTTTACTGTTTGGAATTGGTTTGCAGGGAGTTCGTCAAGCTCTGCAAGCCTTTTTCTCCGAAAAAACCCTTAACATTAAACATTACCACTTCAATCGTTAATAATATAATTGTCATAAAATCATTTTCTAATTCTTTATGGCTTAAACTACCATTATTCAATATTAAAGCTTCAGGCATTTCTGAACCATTTATATTATTTAGGATTTCTACAGCAGATAAACAATCTTTCTGTATTTCAATAAATTTATCTTTATCAATGCCACTTATTGCTTTTTGTAACATATCTACTTTATTTGTATTACCCGCATTAATTAAACCACCTGCTAAAGAAAAACCTATCTGCACGGCTATATAAGATGCTGTAAAAGCGTTTAATTTTTTAATTTTAAATTTATATCCATTTAATTCAATTATTTTTGTTTTATTAATCATAATTTACTCCTTAAAATAAAAAGCTACATCAAAATAGATGTAGCTTATTTAGAATTATGTTGAATATCTGCCGCCATTAAGGTCCATGTAATCCTTTGACCTTGTTGTTGATATGGTGTATCTCCCACCTTTTGTGGTGATATCCCTTTTATTGTATGACTTCCACCAGTAGATGTATTTCTTAATAACATTGATGTTGTAGCCCATTCACTAGTTGGCAAACTCCAAAGGGTATTATACCAATCAAGAAGCCAAAAATGTAAAGGACTAGTTTGTTGTGCTGTAATAGTTATAGTACCATTATTGCCAGCTATTTTACTTACCATTACAGAACCATCAGATGCAACATCATGAGCTGAACGGTCTGTACTCATGGATATATTTATATCTCCAACACCTTCACCAGTAAATAAATATGAACCAATTGTAGGATGAGAGATAGAACCTGATAAATCTAAAAAAGAATATGTTGATAAAGCCATTAAATAACCTCCTATCTATTAACAGTAACACCAATAGTTACATGTTCAATAGCCCCTGCAAGTTTTGCAGATACATAAATTGGTGGTGATTTACGTGCATCTCTATCTGCTTGTGATTGGTCATTCACTGACTCTGCTTGAATAAGATATCCATCTGGTAAAGTATCTCCAGTTTTTAAATTTAAAATTGCTGAACCACTCCATTTACCAGGAGCGATAAAGCCAATCTTAACAGCTTGGTCACAAGCAACCGCAATAGCATTCATTATGCTAGTCACCCCAGCATCTGTTTGTGGCACTTTTGTTGATTGATACAATAAATCCATAATATTTAACTGAATATTATTACTTAACATATCAAGGTTTAAAATTTCATCAAATCTTGTTGCATCTGCCATAGTTCCTTGTTCTAACATATCATAATAATAACCACGATTTATATAAACATTGCCATAATTACCCTTTATATATTCAACTTGTGTATTAGTTAAATCATCAGTGGTTACTCCTGGTAATGTTTTATAAGCTAAAGCATACGCACTATTAGCAAGACTTGTATTATTTCCCATAGCATAACCCATAGTTGCAGCTACAGCGTCTGGTGTATCTTCTTGACCACAATACTGACCAAATGAACGACGATATTTTTTACCCTTTAAAAAGATAAATAAATCTGTGCTATTACCAGAACTAGATAATACATCTTCTGTAGATACTGTATAGAAGTAAGTACTACTTGGCTCTGCTGTTTCTGCATATTGGGCGATAGTTTTTATATCATCACTAGTAGCACCGCAAACTGTAAAAGCATACCATTCTGCATTAGCTATACGACAAGCACGAACTGCGTCGACTGTTGTTTCTTCATTGGCTTTATCCCAACACCCAATAGCAATACGACTAGGTGCTAATGGTGTTGCGGATTTCATTAATAAAGCTGCTTTATATTCTGGGCTATCTGTTGTATATCCATCAGATAACATATCATCTAAATTTGTATAAATGCGAATACGTTCTGCTACAGGAATTACTGTTTCATTTGGTGGTTCTGTCTTTGTAGAACTACCAATAATAAGACCTAGGTTAAAGCTATTTCTAGGAGCTGATACAGCACCTAATGTTATTTGTACGTCTACAATAGGGGTAAGACTTAAAGATTTTGTTGTTGCCATATATTAATCCCCTTTCGTTATTTCTCTATTATTTTCAATAACTGTTTCTCCACTAGTATTACCATATACATTAAGTGGAACAGTCTTAATTTCATTAATTTGTGTAGTGTATGTCATGAGACAGTTAAATCTTAAATTTAAATCTGCCCTTTCCCACCACTGTTGTAAAAAAAGCTCTGGCATTCTTAAAGGAACATCAGAGCTTGGTATTAGATAGATTTTATTTTCTTTTAAAATTTCACTTCTATTAGCATGAAAGTAATTTCTTATATTAATAAGATTATCATATGAATTAGGACCATAAGCTATAAGATTTACTCTTAAAACTCTCGTTTGTCCTTTACTAATTTGGATATCTTCCGCTAAATCATTATTAATAATAGTATCTACAGGAATAGTTATATCTTGACCTGATTCATCAAATATTTTAAAAAATAAAATATCATCATTAATGCTCCAACCTGGTTGTCCTTGTTGTTGCCAACTTCTTCTAACCGGCGGATTAATAGACCATGCAGGATTATCTATTTCATATCCTAAAATAGACATTAACTCTTCCCATAATATATCTTCTAGTTCATCTAAGGTTGTAATCATATCAATAGCCCTCCATGCGAACAGCTATCGCTTGATAATATCCATAATCAATCCATGGATTAACCTGCATTATTTTATATTTATTGTTTTGCCATTCAATGATATCAGATATAGCATTTGGGTTATTTGTAGTAGTGTGTAAAGGTACTAAACTATAAAATACCATAGCTCCATTTATTCTATCGCCTTCTGGTATCATATTTACTTCTTTAGCACTAGCTACTGTTATAACACCAGATATATCAAATTTAATAGGCTCATCTAATATAAATTTACCTTTTTCATAATGTCCTTTTGTTCTAGTAACAGTATATACTTGCTTAAATCTAGGTGATAATATAACTCGTTTTACATTTACTCTACTCATCAGATTTCACCACATACGTTATAGATTTTCGCATTTCTCCTGTATCAATAAGAGGGTTAGAACTTCCTTTTTTTGCAATGGTTAATGGTGAATTAGCAGCCCAGCCATTATTAGGATTAGTAAACCAAGCTCTGACAATATTTTGTGCATACATACCTACTGCTTCTAAATGTTGCATAGCTGTCTGCATACTATCACCAGTATAAATATTTTCCATAGCTTTTCCATAAGCTGTTATAAGTCGTTCAGCTATTTCTTTTTTATTATTATTTATTGCCGGTTCAATCACAGGTCTTGGCGGTATATGCCACAATGGTGAACCATGAGATTTAATGTACATTTCATAAGCTTTAGAATATGCTTTACCTTCATTTAATGCTAATTGCATTTCTTCACGCATAGATTTTTTTCTTACACCGTGAGTTTGAATATACAATAGTTCAGCATTATTTATGTCATTTCCATTATCTCTACTTGCATTTTCTGCTGGTATACCTACATAAACACGACTTTTTCCAAGTAATTCTATACTTTTCTTTAAAGCACTTAAATTACTTTTATGTTTTACTTTTATCATGTTTACCATACCAACATACCACCTTTACCCATGAGTTTAGCAATAGATGCAAATTGAACCCCATATTTAGTAAGTTTCCACTGAGCCCAACCATCTAAATCATTAGTTATTGTAGATACATCTTGTGAATAAGATACACCACTAACAGACTCACCTGTAATTATTCCACGAACTGCCGCAGAAGATATAACTTCATCAGCAGAAGGCGTATTACTATCGCTCATAGACTCAAGATATAAAGTTAAAAAATGAGCTATAAATAAACTCATACAAAACTCCCATTGCCCATGATATCTTTTATACTGCAAATTATTATTGGCTAACTCTAAAAAAGAATTTGCTACTACATCTGGTACTATATCCTTAAATTGCGGATAAAATTTTAAAAAATTATCCAATGTGTATACAGGATTATCTCCACATTTTATATTAGAAGCAGAAGTGATAACCATAGGTCATCACTCCTCTTTAGATTTTTTTGCTTTTACATCAGTTTTTACTTCTTTAGATTTATCTTCAGCTTCAGCTTCTACTTTCACAGATGAAGATTGAATTTTTGCTTCTAATACCTCAATATCTCCATCTTCCTTTGCTGATTTAAATAATGGATCCTTTTCCACCCAATCAGGAACATCCTCAATTGCATAGTTACCTGTAGTTATTACCTTAGTATCACCATGACCAAATTGATATCTTTTTTTAGTTAAAATACGCATAATATCCTCCTATTAAATACCATCATAATAACGAACTGGTTGATAAAATAAGAATTTAGGAACACCAAATTGAGAAGCATATAATGTTAAATAAGCTGCATCTGTTACACTTGGTTGTGTTAATGCACGAGTTAGTGGTACTGTCATATCAAAATACAACGCATCTTTATCATTTACATAAACCATCATACGGTCTTTTTTAGATTGACCTGAACCAATACACCAACGACAAGGATAAATCTGAACATCAATACCTTGATTTATACCAATATTATTCTCTAATAAAAACTGTAAAATAGAAACATTACCTGCTTCACTAACTTTCTGACTTACTAAATACGCGTATTGTTGTGGAGGTATTAAAATTTGATTAGGCATTCCTCGCATATCATATTCAGCAGCAGTCCAAGCTTCAGTTAAAGCTGTATTAATATCATTTAAAATTTCATCTGGTGTTTTCTTTTTCCATGTTGTATCTGATTGTGCACCTTCTGCAACCAATGCAGTTACAACATTAGGATTATTGATAATACCAGTTGTTTTATATTCGTCATAACCTACATAGACATTCTGGTCTACAGCTTTTTGATAGTTTAATCGCAAACCTCTATCTAATAAATCTTCTAAATTTCTTCCAATTTGTTGGAGTTTATTTTGGTCTACAAGTGGCACTTTTAATACATTCATCCATGTGTGTACAGGATATTGATTTTTGCCAATATCTACCTGTACAGCAGGAATAGCTGTGGAACTACCACCTTGAATACCACCACCATTAGGAGCAGAAATACCATAATTTACATCAAAAGTGCTAGTGTATTCTACCCAGCCACCGCCTGTCTCGGCAACTATATCACGTTGCCATGTAACAGCTGTTAATGGTTCACGAATTTTAGGGTCTACTTTCTCAAGTTCACCCACAAGATAAGCCATACCTGAAGCAGTTGCAGCATCATATGCTCCGCCATAAAGTCCGCCACCTTGTTTCATTGCAAAATTAGCTAAATTACCAGCATTTTTCATGGTATTTGCTGGATTAATAATAATTGGTGTAGACATTAAATTATTCCTCCCTTATGGATTATTTCTAGTTTTAATACAAATTTCAGCGACCTTATTAGCATCAATTTTTCCAGTTGCCCAACAAACATTAGGTAATTCCACTACATTACCACTATCATCTGTAGCCTCAAATCCACCGATTATTTTTCCACTTCCGCTATCTTCTCCTGCTGTTCTAACATAAACCTTACCACCTGCTGTAGGTGTACCAACATTACAAGTAACCATTACATTCCCGCGCTGAATAACAGAACAAGGCTGATTAGGTTGATATGCTCCACTGTTTTGTGCTAAATACTGCACAGCTTGCTGTACAATTCTTACTGCTACACCAGCAAAATTATCTGCTGTAAGCGTAGCATCACCCACAGAATAAGTATTATCACTATTTAAAATAACAGGAGCTCCAAAAGGAATAGCCTTGCTATCTTCCTTCACTGCTCTAGACATAATTACATCATCTGGTGTGCGTGCATAAGTTCCTGGGAAACCTAAATTCATGGATTTTCCAATTGCATAACCTGCCATATTATTTACCTCCCTTATATTGTGGATTATATTTTTTAGCCCACATTTTCCCTAAATCTTCATTTTTAACTGTATTATTGTTATCTTGTACTTTTCTACTAGCTTTTAGCACAGTAGCATATTGGTTATCTTGTACATTTCCACGAACAAGATTTGCTAAACTATCAATAGCTTTTTTTCTAGTATCTTTATCTTTAATACTTGCAACGATAGGCTTTAAAACTTTTAAATTTGCAAGAGTATCACATGCAGGTTTATTAATCATGCTTTCTTCATCGTTAATTTCTTCTGGTTCTACTGTAACTGCTTCTTCCTGCTCTGTTACACTTTCATCATTTGTACCAATAAGTTGATTTTCTAATTCATCTAAAGTAGAAATTTCATCTTCTTTATGTTCAGGTTCACGTTTTTCTGCCTGCATAATAGCCTGCATTGTTTCTTTTAAAGATTTTATTTCTGCCATAAGCTCACCAACAGATGGACCTTCATCTTTTACATTTTCTTCTGGCTTCATTTCTGTTTTTTCATCATGTAAAAGTTTGCTTGCTTCTGCAATTTCTTCCGGTGTAGAATTTTCATCTCTCGCAAACATGGCAAACATTTTATTTTTTATAGCTTTTAAACTCATTTTTTTGCCTCCCTTATTAACTTTATTCTTAATTTCTGGTTTACTATCTCTAACAGCTACCCTATGCCCAGCCCTACCATTTTTTACGATAGCGATATGATTACCTCTTATTTGTTTTTGAATAATAGTATTATCATTCCCTAACTCCCAAAAACAATCATATCCGCAAGACACCTCTCGTTTTTCTTTGGATGTTATCTCATCAATTAGCATTGGATCATAAATCATTAAATCAGCAACAATGCAGTCATTATATTCACCAATGCCTCTTCTTACATCTCTACAAATACCTTTTAAGTATGTTCTACTATTTTGTGGAGTAACATCTTCTAGCGGGTGGTCATCCGTTACAGGTTTTCCTTCAAAAGAAGCAAGGGTAGCTTTGGAAAATACTTCTTCTGGGTGTCTCACTATTTTTACAGTATCATTGCTAGGCAATTCTTTAAAAGGAGTTTCACTGCCTAAATATAGTTGTTGTCCAGTTCTAGCAATTGGTACATTATGACAAATTAAAAAACCTTCTGGAGTTTTAGTTAAATTATCGGATATTTTAGAGCCATAATAAGATATCATTTCATTTTCTCACCACCTCACATTATTTTTAAAAATTGATTTTTAGTCATATTACGAATAGTTCCACCATAATAAACTTTATGCGGAAATTTAATATCATTAATGTCTGTTAAAGGTTCTGGATAGCATCTGCAATTAAATATATCTCCGGCATTATAATTTCCATAGGATTTTTTGTTTATTAATCTTTCAGGACTAGGAGGATAGTTAAAGTTGATAAGTACTCCTTCCATATGAGAGTGACTTTTTCTCACTCTACTATCTTCACTAGTTCGCCATACATACCAATTAAGACCTATAGCTTGAGCTCTTACTCTTGTTAATGCAGTTTGAGCTTTACTTGTTTCTGTTCTTGCTATTAATTGTGCCCTAGTTTCACTTATATGTGGATAATACCTAAGAATTTCATCTCGTATATCTGTAGCACGTTTTCCTTCTAACACCCCTTTTGCTATTCGCCTATCGACATATTTGGCAATATCCAAAGGTAAAGATGATATATAATTTGCATTTTGGTTTATCAATTCATTAAAAGTAACTCTTATTTGTCCAGTTAATCCTTTTTGTAATTCTTTATATATCATCTTACCTTGACTACCTTTACTAGCAGCTTGTCTCCAAGATTTTACGTTGTCGGAAAAAAGTTGAGTAACCATTCCTTTAGCCAACGCTTCCGCTTTTTTTATAAATGTAGGCTGTCTAGCTAAGGACTTTATTGTGCTTGTAATTAAAAAAGGACTATCAAGATTTTTTAATTCATCTTGTAGTCCTTGTATTAGCTTTTTTATAGCATTAGCATAAGCTTTTTCAATTGTCCTTTTCATTTTCCATTTGTTGTACTTCATTACTTAAACCACCATTAATATTAGGTTCTAATCCAAAATCTGTTTCTACAGGTATATCAATTTCATTACTTGCCTTATCTATATCTTCATCGGTAATGTTTGTCCACATACCTGTAGTATCACTCATTTGTTTATATTCTTTAAGTGCTATTCTATCTGAAATAATTCCACTATCTCTAGCTTCTCGAATAGCAGTTGACTTCTTAGCAACGATATCCGCAAGTTTTTCTTCCGTTGCTCGTTGTACTGGATTAAATCTAAAATCTAAATCATCAGGAATAACTCCCCATGTACTCATAGCTATTATTGGTAATAACTTTTCTACTATTGGTCGCAATGTACTTTCTTGTTTTTCTTCTATCATATCATAATAGTTTTGCAAATCACTTTCCCCTGTGGCATTTAATCCAGCGGGAGAACGACCAAATAATCTAGTAACGGGAATTCCAGCAGCACCACTTATATCCATTATGAATTGTTGATAAACATCACTTAATCCACTAAATGTATATTGATGAGTACTAAAATCATCTTCTTTATCCAGTATTTGCATACTAAAATTATTCATCAACCAATTTTGAGATTGTACTGTATCATATAACTCTCTTTGGCTATTAACATCTGTAGTTGATAAAAGCTGACCTAAATCACTCATTTTAAGTACTCTTAAATTAGCTAAAAATGTTAGGTTGGCTATATTCCAACTAACATTATCACGCTTTTTTAATTCATCAAAAATTGATTCTATTACTGAAGCTCCCCAATATTGCTCAGCTAACCATTCCCAATAAGGTAACTCATCTCCAGTAAATCGAATAACACGACTGTGATGAATATTGATATTTATATTAGTTTCTGGGTCTGTTACATAATAATATTCTGGTAATCCATGTTCTGAATCCGATATATCTGTTACCAAACTAGTACCCGGATAACAACCATTCCATCTATCAAGGATAAGTATCCCCTTGAAATCTCCAGGCAATATACTATCCAAATCTAAAGGCTTGCTTAAATCTTCTCCTTGCCCCTTTATTAACATTATACCTAAAGCACCGCCATATAATCTGCCCCAACGTAAACCCTGTGTTATCTTTTTTATAATACTTGTTTTACGTTCTACAGACTTTAATTCTGTTATTGCTTCTGGTGTTAAATTAGATGTAATCTTTATCCAATTTTTGGTCATATCCTGCGGAATAACATCAATAATTTTTCTTATTAGCCAATGACTACGATATAAAGAATTCATCAAATTGAAGTTTCTTGTAAGCCTAGTAAGTGGATAATTTGTACTTTCTAGTAAACTAGGAGTAAAAGCTCCCATACGTGCCAACATATTTTGAAATGCGTCCGTTGCTTTGGCACGTATCATTTTTTTATTTTTATTACGACGCAATATTATACCTCCTTGGATTTATAAGAGTGAAGCAACCATAACGTACTGCGTCTGGTCCATGGTCTGCTATTTTTAAGGGTTTCTCTTTTGCTTGATTTTTCAAAGCTTTGTCGTCCCATACATAAGACTTCATTTCATTTATAGTATTTTTGCAATTATATTTATGAAACAATAGCATTTTCTTTTTAAGTAAAGATGATACATGGCGAATACCTTCTAATACTTTATTATCTGCATTTATAGTATCCTCTGCTACTTTTCCTCTTAATCCTTTTTTACGAAGCAAAACTTTAAAACTAGCAGCCGAAGGGTCAATTACTACATAAGCAGGTGTTATGCTTTTATCGCCTACAAATTTTAATAAATCCTCTCCATATTCAAGGTCTGTTTTTTCAATACCAGTTTTTTTACTGTCGTAGTAATACTCGTTCACCACATATAATTTTTCATTATCATCATATACATCTAAGAAAACCATAGGATTTACTGTACCATAATCAATAAATATATAACGTTTCATTCTAAATATATTTCGACTTATATAATCTATTAATTCATCACCAAATAAATTATCATCATCAAAACAATCTTTATAAATAGCACCTTGTGCCATTACCCATAATCCTAAAATAAAACGCTGAAAAAATACTCCTGCATATCTGCTTTTATAAGACTGTATCACTTCTTGTGATAATGAAGGATTATCTTCCATCATAAAGTGTATATGAAGAAATTTTTTCTCTTTAGCTTTCTGTATCCAATCTGTATAAAAATAATGTACAGGACTTTCTGGATTACAATTAAACCATAATTTGGCACCTAAAATTGAACAACGACCAGTAGCTTGGTTAACAAAACTTTCTGGCATAAGTGCTACTTCATCTAATAACAGACCTGCTAAAGTAATACCCTGTATTAAATCTTGACTGGACTCATCACGCCCGCCAAAGATATAAAAATAATTCACTACATAGCCTTTTTGGATATATATCAAATTACTTGTCCTATCTTCTTCGATCGCAAATCCTCGAAGTATTAATACTGGCTTAAGCCATTTCCACACATTTCGCTTAAAACTACCAACCGTTTTTCCACACATTGCGAAATTTTGAGCATCAAAATATTTCATTGCCCATAAAACAAAAGATATTGCCATTGGTACAGTTTTGCCCGCACGAATAGAACCATCACATATAATACCGTTATATTTACTATATGGACTTTCCTTTTCCCACCATGTAAGTATCTGCAACTGCTTTCTACTAAAAGTATTAAATTTAATAACAGGCTTGATAATATTTTTTATTTTTTTAATCATCTCGCCATACCTCTTTAGTTGCATTTTCTATGGCTTTGGTAAAGCCATCATCTTCCATCAATGTTTCTTGACTATCATCTTTTGCTATTTCTTTCTTGAGTTTTTCAATTCGAAGTCTTTGTTCTTCTGTAGCCAATTTACCATTGCACATTTCTTCATATTGCTTAATTAGGTTCATAAGAGTTCCCATAGCTCGTGATTGAGCCATTAAAAAAGAAGCCTGTTTTTCATAGGCTTCTTTGTATTGATAAACAGTTGTTTCTGAACTGTCTACTGTTATTCTTTTAGTTGCATCATTAGTATCTTTAACATACATGATTTGCTGTGAACGAATAATTGCTGCATATTTAAGGCAAATATTTTCCCATAAAATATCTAATGGTGACATCATCTCAATATTACCAACAAGCTCTAATGTTTCCGCTGGCAAGTATTTTGAAAATAAACCGTGCTTTATAGCATTAGTATTTTTCTCAGGTGCTCCACCTTTATTAATTCTAAGTTGTTTTGTTTCAGTACTTTTTTTTGAACCTTTTTCACGTTCCCATTTATACTTAGAAGCCCATTGCCTAACGGTCTTAGCAGGTATTTTATACTGCTCCAAAATTGTCTTAAAAGTAGAACCTTTTTCATACAAAATTTGAACCTTTTTCTTTATTTTTTCATCATACGCCATTCCTCCCTCACCACCTAAATTTTTGTACTAAAAAACCACTGCAAATATAACAGGAAATTATTTTTCATATCATAATATCTTAGCTTTACCACCAATTAAAAATTTTAAGGATTTTAAAAGTTTTATTACCCATTTTATTTTCAAAAAAATCCTCTATATCATATAAATTTTTAAAATCTCTTAAAAGAGATACTTTTATAGCATCATTTCTTTCTTTTATCAAATCGAAAAAAACAATACCTGTAGCATTTATATCAATTTTATTTTCAGACCGCATGTTACTTATACTCTTTAATTGATTTGGAAAATTATTTTTTATTTTCTCTTTTTCTTCCTCTACTTTTTTTAATAAATCATCTTTATTATTTTCAGAAAGCCAATATTTTATTTTATAATCTTCATTATATATATAATCCTTTATATAAATTAATAAATTACTAAAATCATAAAACATATCTGCTAAATCTTTTGACAACCATATTGTACTCTCATGAATTGATTTTAATTTATCAAGAACAGTATTATACTCATCTTCTGAAATAAATGCTTTTTGAATTATTTTATTCTTACCATCTAACTGTACATAATTATATATTCTCATATAATTAAGAAAATTATTTAATTCTTGATACGCTTCTATTCGTTTATCAATTATTTTTTTATAGTAATCTCTTTTATAATTTTTTCTATTTAGCCAAATTGAGAATCCTCCTGTAATAAGCGCACCCAGAGCTGCTCCTCCAAAGGCAGTTGCTAAAACTGACCCTGTAGAAATTTCCATAATAAAATCACCTCAAATAAAAGATATCATTATTATATCATCAAATATAATTCTATGTTATAATATCTTTCGTTGCCCTTCCTATACTGGTAACAGTTAGGAGGTGTCCATATGTCAAGATTTATCATGTTTTTAGAAGCTGTCATGGCAAGTATAGTTGCCTACTATATTTGCAAAGGGTTAGATAAGCTTCTTTCGGTTTTATGTGGCAACTAGCCTAGCTTCAGCGTTAGCTATATAACGCAAGAAACCCCATGAAGGTGCGAGCTTCATGGGGTTTTGCTGTCCATATGACAATTTATCATGTTTTGCCTATATTTAGTATAGCATATTACATAGATTTTGCAACATGAAGGTTATTATTCTAATATAAATTATAAAAATACATATTATTATTAAAATATATGGGTATATACCAATATTTATACAAGATAAACTTATAAAACAATAAAACCGCTAGTATTTTTACCAACGGTTTATCTTTTTCTTTAACAAGTATAACTATATCACAATTAAAGTATGAACTTCTATGAATTTTAGTGAACTTTAGTGAACTAATTTTTTATTTTTTTTGCAACAATGGATAATCCTTGAGAATGTAATGTATGCACCCATCTAAATGAACAATTAATAGAACAAGCAATTTCTTCCCATTTTCTAAGAGAAACATAACGTAAAATAAGTACATTCTTAATATTTTCGCTCATATTTATGTTGTTTAAAAAAGATTTTATTTCTATACGTTTATTTAGCCATTCTAATTTTAATCTTTCCATTTCTTCTTCCTGTTGTTCTAATTTAGATATAAAATCACTGGTATCATGTTTTATATTACTAAAACCTGTACGTTCTTTATATGAGGGAATTAACATAATAGATGTTGCACGTAATTCTTCTAAATCTGCATTACATCTTAAACATACTTGTTTAGCCTTATATACCTGTTGTAAATATTCTTTTGCTTCATCTATTTTAGTCATTATTTCTATACTCCTTTATTTCATATAAACACTAAAAGGATAGCCTTATTTTAGCTATCCTAATTAGTGGATTTATCCTATTAAAAATATTGTAGTTGCTATTAAGCACAATATAATACTTGTAATTTTGATTATAAGAATATTTCTTTTATAAAATTCTTGTTCTGTCTTTAATGGTATTCTTACCAACTTAGGTCCATTATTATTCATATTTTCCTACCTTCATTACTTTTTTATTATCTGTTTCCATATCCCAGAAATCAATTCTTAACATCTTTATATTAAAATGTTTCCATAAAAACTCATTACCACGTTTGAATACTTTTCTACAAATAGATTTAAAAAACTTTCTACGGTCCATTTTCTCAACAGCTCTTTTATATGTTGTATCTGCATATTGTCCATCATTTGTAAGAGGATTTATCCCTTCTTTTTTCATTCACTCACCAACCTTTATATTTTTTACTACCTTTTTAGAAAATTCTTTTGCAAATTTATGTTTTAATGTACAGTTATTTTTATTACATGGTTTCTTATTAATCCAACACATATACCCTGTATCGGCTTCATAATATCGTTCATCGCACTGCATATTACTCACCTTCTATTTTCTCGGAAAACCTTATCAAAAGTGCAGCAGCCTGATATATTTCTTTTTGTATATTTTCCTTGCCACCTAGTTTGGTTTTTGTTTTGTTAGGTAAATATGTTTCATTAACGGCTTGAGCTATCTCCCCAACTTCTTCTTGAACAAGCCCGAGCCATTGATGAGGTGTTAGCTCGCTTTCATCGCCCCACTGCTTATTTTGCTTATTTACTTCTAACATAACTTTATTTTTTATTTTCATTAAATTATCTTTTAATCGTGGCTCTTTTCGTCCTAATAAATCATCTGTAGATACTTCTAATAAGTCGGCTATTTTGCAAAGCATTTCATATTTTGGCTCACGACCTTTATTTTCATAAGCAATATAGCTAGTATACGGAATATTTAAAACATCAGCAAAATCTTTAGCAGTTTTATAACCTGATTTTTCTCTATAATATTTTAGATTTTCTTGAAAACTCATCTCATTCCTCAAAACCTCGTTCTTCTAGTTTTCTATTAAATTGTTTTCTGAATTCTAATACTACCCAGTCAAATTCAAGACATTCTTTTTCAGCTAGTTTTTCTAAATTTTTAAGTACATAATCTGCTTCTATACTTACTTTTTCTTCACATTCTTTTAAAAATATTTCTTCATCCACGACACATCACTCAAACAAATTATTTTCTCCCTGAAGCTGTTTAATTATATATGGGTCTGTTTCAGTTGTAATATCTGTAATTAATGGAGTTACCGTTATCTCCACTCTAGGATTATGTTTATCTAATCCTGCTATTTCTGTACCGTCCCAGCTTTTTATTATCCTGTCATCAGATAAGAGCCATGTACAAGTAGTTTGCCTCTTACCATTTATAGTTTTTTGTTCATCAGATAGAATGTCTGCCGTAGCTTGCATTAATCCCACAAGGTCAGGATAATGTGCTTTGTCCTGTAGATAATATTTACATGTTAGTTGTACTGGCATTGTATAATGTGGCAATCTATCAGGAGCATAAGATTTTATTAATTGTTTTTTGCAACTAATCTCATACTTTTTATAAGCCTTACTAGGTATAAGAGAAGGCATCTCTTTTTTCTTTCCTTTAATTTTTATCATTGTTGCACTATTTTTCTTAGTTGCTGGTTGACCTAATAAAATAAAAGAAAATGGTGTATTATTCATATCTTTAAAATCCCTTCTATATTGTCGATATCATGAAATAATCAAATCCGCCTGTAATTTTCCCACCATGTGATTTAACTATTCTCTGTTCATCTTTATTCCTAATTTTTATCAATCCATTATCTTGTCTATATTTAGCTATCTTCAATAGTTCATCTATTTTATCTGTATCATAGTAATAAGCTACAAGTGCATGATTATCTATTCCCGTTCTTTTTTTTAATAAATCAATATCACTTCTTCGCTTTTGCAACATAGCATTTTTTTCATCATCTATTTTTTTCTGCTCTTTTTTTGCTATTTTATTTTCATTTTTAATGCTATTGAAATGCCATAACTCTTTATGTGTTTGATAATATCCTTTAAACCTGCATTTTTGTGAACAATATCTTGCTTTACCTGTTTTACTCTCAAACTCCTTACCACAAATGCATATCTTTTTCATAGTTATACCACCTGTGCTAATCTTATACGATAATTTTCTGCACCTTTCATTCCAACAGATATTGTCATTTCTGCAATTCTACTCATTATTCGTTCTCCAAATAATTCAAATAGTTCTTGCATATTGTAATTAGTTGTTATTATCGTTGTAAGATTATTTTCATATCTAGTGTTTATTAACAAAAATAAATTTTCACGTTCCCAACTACCCACCATTTTTAAATTTCCGTTGCTATCTCTATCTTTTTCTGCTCCAAAATCATCAAGAATTAATACATCAACTTGTTTAGCTTTATTTACTAATTCCGTTGCTATTAAAGCTTTTTCTTTGTCATTAAAGCCTTGTTTTATACAATCAAATAAATTTGCTGTAACAATCATCATGCTTGGTATATTTTGTTTTAATAAATTATTTAATATAGCTGCTGCAAGATGTGTTTTACCACACCCATATCTACCGTGTAACCTCAATCCCCTACATTTAGGAATATAATTCGTACAGAAATCTAAACAATCATTATAAGCATTCTCTGTTGCTGGCAATATTTTAAAATTATTAAAGGTCTTACCTTCAAAAAGTTTCCCCACATTGCTTTGCTCCATAAGCCTATTTATTTTTTCTTGCTGTTTATAATTTTTCCAGCGTTCACAATTACTGTAGCTTATAAAATATTTACCAGCTTGTTCATCTACTTTTACATAAAAACAATTTTTGCAATCAATACCATGCTTATTACAAATCTTACATTTTTCTTGTCTATACATAGCATCAACTAATGCCATTTCATTTTTAGAAAACTCACATGGTATATATTTTATTCCTAGTTCTTTACATACCAATTTTCCATCAATCAAGCTCTGCCCAATTGATATCTGTTCCTGTCTTTCTTTGAGCCTGCGTTGCAGTTCTTGATAGGTTGCTAGATTGTAATTGTCCATTAGATTCACCACCTGCTATTTTCAAATTTGCCCAACCTCTTAATATTCCACCTACATACTTAACAAAGTATATTCCTTGCAATTTTCTAGAGCTTTGCAATGCCTTTTTTAAAGCTTGTATAGTTTGTTCTGCTCCATAAACTTGTGCATACTCTCTAAGACAGGCTATTTCATTAGCTCCTGGTGTTCCTCCTAGATTAGAGCAGATTCGATTTTGATAGAAAATAAGTACTTGACTTTCTGCTGGAGAAATGTTATTATCACGCGCGTTATTATATATATATATATTATTCTCTATATCTCTATTACTCTTATTATGGCTAGCGTTTTCACTAGCATTTGTACTAGTTATTGGGCTAGTAATTGGACTAGCATTTGTACTAGCGAAATTATCATGATGTGTTCTCAATCCTTTATCATTGTTGGCTTCTAGCGTTTTATTTTTACTAGCAGTTGTGCTAGTGATTGTACTAGCAGTTACACTAGCATTTGTACTAGTAGTTGTACTAGCGAAATTATCATGATAATTTTTTAATAGAGAATAACTTGAGGCTTGACCTCTTTTTTTACTAGGCGTATATTTTATTAAATTTAATTTTATTAAAATTTTTCTACGAGATATTAAAGAGCTATCAGAGTTAATTCGTGCTAATTTCATTAATCTTTTATTATCTACATAAAAAACTTCTGGTCTTCTTGCTTTATTCCATATATATACAAGCTTAAAATATAATAATTGTGTTTTTTCATCTAAATTAAATTGTTCAGCATAATTATCATTAAAAGAGTTTAAGAGATTATGAGCTTTTAATTCCATATTTTTTACCTCGTGGATAGGTGCTTGTCTTTATGGCAAGCACCTATTCCTATTTATTGTGCCATTGTTGGCATTTGTACAACATTATTTGGTACATCTATTACATTTTCTACAATTTCTTTAGAATTAATTTCTGTATTTGAAGCATTATCTTCTGTAAATAATGTCTGCTGGATATTATTTCTATTACCTTCTAAATATTTAATTGCTTCGTCTGCTATAATATTAAGCTTATCTACTACGTCATAAGTAAAAAATCCTTTTTGTCCATCTTCAAAACTATCAGTAGGATATTTTCTTATATGTGTATTAATAGGTATCCATACATCATCATCTGTTAAATGAAAAAGACAACTAATTATTGCTGATGTAGCTTCATTAGAACCTTTAAAATTAACTTTATATATTTTTATTCTTTTAGAAAAAATTGCTCCTATTTTAAAAATATCTAATACTGGTTTAATTAAATCATTTAGTGCATTATAAAAACTTGGCAATGGCTGTTCTACATAATTATTTTTATGTTCTTCTATAACACAATTATTTTTATCAAGTACTTTGTAAAAGATATCAAGTGTATCATTACCTTTTATTTCTACTTTAGTTATAAATCGGCTGTTCATTTTACCGCCTCCATATTTTTTCTAGTTAACTTATAAATTTTTGCTATATCTTTAGTTAATGCTATGGATTGTAAAATATATTTTTTCAAAAATGTTAATTTACCAATGTTATGAATTTCATTATGATGTACCCTACAAAGTGGTAATACTTGCATTCCTATTTGCGGTATTTCTTTTCTATTTCTACCAGCTCCTATAGCATCTACATGATGAAGTTCCGCTTTTTTACCACACACTGCACATCTTTTTTTCATTAAACAAGCCCATACATACTTAGGAATATCTTCACATAGTTCATATAAAGGCTCGCCTATATCTATATCATGAAGTATACAAAAATCTATTAAATACGTTATATATAACCTAGCTACTTCTACACTACAATTTGATAAAGAAAAGTCTGTATCAAAACTACATGGAACATGACCCTTAAACATTTGTTTAGTTATTTCTTTTGTTGCTTCTAATGGAGTATATCCCCACCATGCTGAAATATATCCCAACAAAACAAAAGCTTTTCGTCTTTGAGCCATACTTATTTTTCTATTATCCGGTATTTCAACAATAATTTTTCTAGCTGTCTTTGTAATCTCATTATCTTTACAAGGAACGAAGGCGATTACACCGCCTTCAGTTCTCTTTACAATTTTTCCATACTTAATCATTAAAACGGAATTTCTTCTCCAAAGTTTTCAGCTAAATTATTATTGTTTTCTAATACTTTTTTTGCAGGTGGTTCAACATCTGTAATTCCTTCTACTGGTCTAATTGATATTAATTTAACAGCTGTAGATAATCCGCCGTTACGATTAATATATTCTTCTTCCCTAAATACTCCACCAAATAATTTTCCTTCTAAACTTTTTTCGTTCCAATTCCACTTATATCCTGAATTTGATTTTTCAATATTTAATAACATACCTTTAAAACGTCCCATGCTATCACCTTCTGTAAGCTGATAATATGAACCTCTCCATTTTGCTTGTTCCTTGTTTCGTTCTTGTTCTTGTAGATATTGATTTAGGTAAAAGTCTTTATATTCACCTTCTGCAATATCTATTGCAAGTTTTAACATCTCTTTTCCATTCTTAGATTTAGTACATTCAGCTCTAACAATGCTACATACATAGCCACCAGCAGGTAATTTTTTATATTCTCCTGTAATAGCTTCTACACTATCCCAATTTGCAGGTTTATTCATCATAGTTAATTACTCCTCATCATTTTCATATTTTATTAATTGTTCAATTACAGTTTTTATATCATTAGGTATTTCTTTATCAAAACACCCCATAGGACTTTTTGCTGTTGAATGATTAGCATATGTTTCAAATACATAGTTGCCATCAACTGCTTTAGCTAACAATACTGTTGTAAATTTACTCTCTAAAACGATTTTATCTAGCTTTTTGCCACTAGTTTTTATACGTGTAAAATAAAAACCACTGTCATCTCTATCTGTTTGAGAATGTGCAATACATACAACCGTTAAATCATCTCTTAATAAATGCAATTTGGAAATTAGTCTCCATATACAGGTAGCTAAATCTTGCCATTTATCATAATTTTTTTCTTTCATACGAGCCATTTCATCATCAACCATAATGGCATTTATAGTATCTATTACAAGAACTTTTATATTTTTAAAATCTGTATCAATTCTACTAATAACATTTTCTATAGCACCTACATTTGAAGTTTGAACATAATTTTTATTTTCTGTATTATATTTCTTTTTCCAACCTTTCCAGCTAAGACCTTTTCTGTCTGCGTCAATAATAAATGTAGTTTTATAATCAAGATTACGAAGGCTGGTAGTCTTACCAGCTCCGCTTTCGCCCATTATACAAACAACTCTACTCATTTAAAGCACCTCATTTTATTTGAATATTTTGTTTTGTAATTATCTGAACACCATTTATAACAACACCTTGCTTAATTGATTTTTTTAATGCCACTTTATCAATTTTAGGTTCTTGTGATATTAAATATTCTGTTGGTATATGCTCTATAGAATTAATTTCTAATTGTTCAGACTTTCTAAAGCTAACTACAACTTTTGCAGTTTCAAATTTATGTCCTTCTAAGTTATCAGCTAAATATTTTTTTAATCCTTCTACTTTATTATTAAGAACTCTTTTTCTATTGGTTAAATTTTTAGCTTCCTCATCAATAGCTTTTGCTTCTGCACTTAGATTTTTTATATATAAAGCCACATTTTCTCGCTTATCAGTTAAAACCATATTTAATTCATCAAGACGAGTAGGATTAATTATTTCTCCTGTCTCCATGTCCACACATTCTTCAATAGCCTTTTCAAATTCTTGTTTTATTTCATATAAATTCATCACGCCACAGCCTTTCTATTTGTTATTATCTGCACATCTGGTGGTAAAATATCTGCATAACCATTACCTTTATCATCAAAATATTCAATATGCCAACGGTTATTATCAAAATATATATCACTTAATCTACCATTTAAAATATTTTTATATTCCCAATCAGTTATACAATTAGTTGCTATAATCAAAATTGGTTTAGCATCTTCTTTATATTCATAGATAGCAATTGTTTTCATTTTTTTACTCCTATGTTATACTTAAATTACGAATAATTTTTTATGTTGCTGATTAGTTTAATGCTGGTCAGCTTTTTTTATTAACATCATTAAATTTAGAAATAATTTTATTTCACCTTTTTTTAAAGCACCTCTATACTTAATACAGATATATTTACTTATATTTACATACATTTTTATCACTCCTTTTTATTTTTTGAGCAAATGAATAACATTGACGGTCATCAGCACATACTAGAACAGCAAGACCGCATATTAAATGCAATATATGCACCTGCCCTTTATTCAATTTTTTACCACAACGCCAACATTTCATTTATTCTTTTCTCTCTTTCATTGGTGCGTACCAAGCACCATAGCAGAATCCACTTGCAAACCTCCCTGCCATAATAAATTTGTTAAGAAGATTATCGTTAAAGATTTGCTATTTTCTTTTTTATTTTTTGTTACATTAATAACCTTTCTGCTATGGCTTGCTACGCACCAATTTTAATTATGATTTAATAATTTTTATTAAATTTTTATATTATTTTTCTCATTCGTTTCATAGATTGTCTGCATATTCTCAAATCCTTTGCATATAGTTTTCATATTCTGAATAAGGTATACGTGTAATACGTCCATCTCTTTTGGCTTTTATTACTCCAGTACGTACTCTTTCATAAATAGCTCCATAACTTACTTTTGCTTTTTTAGCAAATTCACTTATAGTCAACGGCCCTTTTTCTATATCATTTAGATTTTGTTGTACCTCTATGACTTCTAAATGTTCTTGCTGAACCTTTTTGGCGATATTAATTAGTTCATCAATCTCTTTATCTAGATTTTCTTTCAAAGCTTCTAAAGCTCGAATTTTTATTTCACACTCTAAATTCCAATCAGGCATATACATAATCTCCTTTCAATTTATTTGGTTGCTACCCATAGATAAGCTATAAATTTTAATACAACGGTTTCATCAATAACCCACCGCCAAGCGTTCGTTACGATAAGGGAATAATTAGTAATAGCTAAGCATATATTAAATATTTTTATGCTATAATCATCTTATGAGGAGATGATTATATGGTATTAAACTGTGATTGTATTAGAGATATTCTTCTTTGTATTGAAGAAATAGTTGAACCTAGAAAATTCGCCGTTTTTATTGATACTGAACTTTTAAAAAAAACTAATCAAAATACTTTAAGATTTACTAATGATTCAGTTATAGAAGATTATCAATATCAGTTATTAACTAAATATTCTAATAAAGAACTTATTTATCACCTAAATTACTGCGTAAAAGACAAACTTATTGATTTACGTAATGATAGCAATTCTATCGCAATCATTGTTGAAGATTTAACACCAAAAGGTCATCAATTAATAGCTAATATTCGTTATGATTCTGTTTTTGAAAAAACTAAACGTATTTGCAAAGATTTAGGTGTAAAATCTTTATCTTCATTTGTTCAAGTTGCCGAAAACGTTACTTCTGAATTAATAAAATCACATTTTATTTCTTAATTAGAAACATCACCCATTTTGTACTATATTCATCTAATTCTTTCTTGGTGGGTGGTGTATATTTTTTTTCTAACATATACAAAATTAAAGCATGAATTTGTATACTAGAAATTAATACTTTAATTCCCAATAAAAGAATAATGATTATCAAAAATATATACATAACAAAAGTACCTTTCTTTTATAATGTCGTGAATATTTAAATCCTGATAAGCAATTTCTAATGGGTCTTTATTCATTAAATCATCTTTATAAATAGCTCCCTTCTGTAATAACTTTTGATATAATCATCTATAGAAAGAGAGTTGATTATATTGATATCAAATGTACAAGGTCATCGTCCCGATGCTGATGCCCGCTCTGGTGTCCTGCGCACTGTTCCAGTTCATGTGGAGCTGCAACGACTTCATGGGCCCCCTGCTTTACGTGCAGACCCCTGCAAAGTACCCCATGTCCCTGTTCGTCAAGCTGTCCATGGACGGTGATAC